GACTTGAACTTTGGTCCACTCTGTGAGCGATAGGCCGGAAACCGTGCATAGCCCAGTACCGGACACGCTTCCCGGTCCAGAGATTTTGGAAATTGAAACAGTTTGGAATGCTGTCGTAAAAATTCCGACCTGTATCTGCGTGGTCGTAACGGAGTTGAATACAGATGCGCGAACCCAAAACGAGAACGTATATGGCGAAGTCGATACCGTTGTCACGGTCTGGGAAAGCGGACCACTTCCAGAAGTTTCTCGGAATTGGAACGATGACGATCCGCCAGCGGGATTCGTTTCCGTGACCGTTGCGCCGCTATTGCTGTTGTATGTCCAGTTCGTTGTTCCGCCGCTCGTCGCAAACGATTCGCTCCAGCAAAGCAGGTTCACCGCCGTCCCCTCCACCAGCAGCCCCCTCGGTGCCCGCGTGGTCGGGTCGTGGTCGAAGCGGGGCTGCCTGTTGCCGATGATCCATGTCGTAAACGTGCCGCTGCCAGACGATGATGCCATGCTGCAAACAAGCGCCTGCGTGGTCGGGTCGTAGGAGGTCACGCTCCCGCTCATGTTGTTCGCGCCGCTCGAAGCGATGATGAGGTCGCCCACCGCATATCTGCGGTTCACGCCAGCGGTCGCCGAGAGCGTGAAGGTCTTGCTCCCCGTACCGATGGTGTTGCTGCTCGATGAGGTGTCGAACCCGTATAACAGCCCATCCGAGTGGACGTAGGAACCGCCCGTGCTTCGGCTGAAACTCAGGCGCGGGTCAAGTACGCCCGTGGTGAAGTCGAGCGACAGCGTGGATCCGTCGCCGTTTGCCGGCAGGAGGCGGAACCTATTCTTCCTTCGAGCGATTCCGGTAAAGGCGTTGAGCCGAGAGGTCGTATTAGGGACCGTATTGGTCTGGCTGTTTGTCATGGGTGAGTCTTTGTCATCCAGTTGAGTCCGTGTTCTCTGGAGGCCCCATATGAGGCTCTGTAGGCGTTCTCAAACCGCTCCATTTCCTTGGACATCTCCCGTTCCTTGCGCTGTCGGATCATGGAATCCACGTCCACGGCAACCGCCTTGGACCAATACCCGACAGCCATGCTGAGTGAGTCGAGGCGGTCATCGTGGCGAAGGCTTCCCCGGTCCCGGGTGATCCTGGTGAGCTGATGGAACAGCATGTATGAGAGCTGCTTCTCTGGGGGCAGTCCCTTGGTTGACTCGTAGTCGGCCCGGATGACTGCCGGCTGTACCACCAGCCTGTGCTGATTGAGCACGGGCTCGAGCGTGTCAATGATTCGCTTCTCCTTCTGGACGGAGTGACGAACTTCTTCGGTTGTGACCGGCCACGTCTCTCGGAGATACGGGGTGAGGAGCTGGGTGAACATGCCGTCACCGAAGTTTGACTCGATGAGGATTCTGTTGACCTTCTGCTCCCGGGCGACACGCGCAAGAGTCTTGAGGTTTTCCGGCGTGTAGCCGCCGCGAAGTCCGCCGGCTGCGGTCAGGTGCATCCACCCATTGAGCATCTTCACGACCGCGTAGGCTGTCTCGTCTTCGCCTCTACCTGAAGGGTCGATTGCCATGACCGATCCTGAATACGGCAGGAACTTCTCAGAAATGGTCTGAGGGCGGTGCCACCGATCTCCCCTGAACCCGACGGCGGGAAGGTCTTCCTCAACACGGTCTGCGGATCCGCTCCACACAAGACGCTCTGGGCCCTGCTCTGGGTCGCCTCCATAGGCAATGAGGTCACTCAACTTCAGCGGGTATCTGTCTGCGTCACTCAACGACGTGTTGAGCATGAATTGAAGCTGAAACCCAGAGCGCCCCCAGGAGAGCGCACGTTCCTGTAGGTCTTCCTTTGAGAACCTCCTTGGATCCGTGGGTTCGCCGACCCGCCCAGCATCCCACTCTTCGGTGATTGAAGGTGCAAGCCGGTTTCCGTACGAAGGGATGTCAGACTCCGGTGGGTAGAGTGCGGGCCAGATACGGCACTCGTACCCGCGCTCATTGAGGATGTGGTAGATGGATTCCTCGGTCTGAGGGGTTCCCAAGAAGATCACCCGCCCGCCAGGCTTGATGATTGCATCGACTTCCCGGATTCGCTCCTGAAGCTGCTCCCGCATCGTCGAGGTTGCTGAATTGTTGGAAACCTCGACGTCGTCAAGAATCACCCAGTCTGCACGGGAGCCCGTCAGCTGACCCGTGATGCCAAGGCTCTTCACGCTTGGGGCGTGACTCGGGGGGGCCGGAGCCACGTCAAAGGCGATGGAAGAGTTCCTCTGGTTTTCCCTAGGGGTGAGGTGCTGGAACAGAGGCACGGAAGCCATCAACTTCTTGCAGAACGACGTGAACTCGTCGGCTCTTTGCTTGGAGGCCGACACAACCAAGAATTGCTTGGATGGGTCGAGCATGAGCTGGTGCATCACGAACGCCGACGTGATCCAGCTCTTCCCCACCCCGCGGAAGGCCATGAGCACCTGCCGGCGGGGGCCGTTCTGGATCCACTCCGCCATCTCGTACTGGACCTTGGTGGGCTCTGGAAGCCCGATTGATGACCAAGTCAGGTAGAGCGCGTTGCGGAAGTCCGCCAACCGCGGGTCGATGTTGGGATTCATCAGGTACCGAACTTGCGCTCAACCTCGGCATCGAACGGAAGGCTCTGGGCGAGCTTCAGAACGGGGGTTCCCTCAAGGGCCATCTGGTCAATGCAGTTGTCCTTGAGGAGCTGCCTGGCTACGTTGAGGTCCGAAGGGGACGCCTCCCCAGACCTAATGCGCCGCACCAGCTCATCGCACAGGAGGGCGTGAAGGTCCTTGAGGACCTTCTTGGATTCGTCAGCCATTGGCGAGGATGACCGAGACCAGCGCGTTTGCGCCGTTGGTGAGGGCGGCCGAAGTGCACACGCGCATGACCGGCATCGTCTGGACGACCTGAGCCAACGTGCGGTAACCGCCGATACCCGAGCCAAAGTCAGGCGTGACCCCAAGCGGCTTGGTCAGGGCAGCACTCGAGGTGCTGAAGAGGACAACCCAGTCAGAACCGTCAAGCGATCCCTGGATTTCGATGGTGCACGATCCCGTGGGCGGGTTGATGGTTGAGGACTGCTTCATCTCAATCACGGCAACACCAACGGAGTCCATGATCGGTCGGTATTGCGTTGAGCTGCCGGTGAGGGCGGAACTCATGGCGGTCGGCGCGAGGAGGGTAAAGGTCTGCATGGTTTACTTGTGGAAGAGGTTGAGAAGAAGGGAGACGGCGGCCGACACGGCCCCAGCTCCTCCGATGATGATTGCCTTGGTGTGTTCAAGGTGACGGACCCGACCGTCAAGTTCCTTGATCTCCTGCTGCTGTTGCTGACGCATCTGGAGGAGCGAGTCGAGCTTTCCCTCGAGGCGTCCGATGGCAAGCATGACGTCGTGTTCTGCGGGCATCAGGCGGTCCTCACAAGCGTCCATACGCAGTTGTTGACGGTAACGCCTCCAGAAAGGTTTGTCGTTGTCGGCGCCGCCGATGAAGTCACCACGGCCGAATATGGGGTTGGAAAGCTCAGGGAGACGCCCCCGTCGGTGTATGCAACGACTGTTCCGCGCCACGTTTGTCCAGATGGGGCCCGAAGACGAGTGATCGAGGTCCCGGAGGTTGCCATCGAAAATGCTCCAGAGTTCGTTATGTTCGTTAGTGTGGTTCCGTTGGTGAACAAGATCGCCGTTGAGCCAATGTCTGTGTTTGACGGCGTGAACGTAGATCCGCCGGGGGCTGCCGCCCAAGCAACGGTTCCGTTCACGTTGTTGCAGGTCAGGACGTGACCAACCGTGGGGGCAGTACTCCCAGCCGGCAGGTACCGCATGGTTCCCGAGACCTGAACAACGTCGGCGGTTGCATCACCAAGAGTCACGTTCCCGGTAGCCGTGACGTTGCCGGAGAAAGTGTTGGCCCCCGTGAACGTGTTGGCTCCACTCGCGGAAACGGTCGGGATGGCGCTATTGGAGAGGTTGCCGTTCGCGTCAAAGGCAAGCCCGCTCCCGAGCCCGATTGCCTGGATCTGGCCATCGTTCGTCCCGGTGGTCGGTCCTCCCAAGAGCTTCGCTGGGGGGACCAAGCGCATCTTGTCAAACGTGACTTTGTTTGAGCCGATGGTTGGGTTTGGGTAAGTACCAGTAAGGTCTCCCGCGGCCGGTCCAAATGGAATGGCTCCCTCAACTCGGAGGGGATTTCCAGCCGTACCGTCACCACTCAGGCAAGTGAGGTTCGTCGCTCCGGCTCCGGGCCGATCAGGGGTAGTCGTCGTGGTGACGGAGGACAGCTTCGCGTTTGCGACCGTCAGGGCGTTTGATGCGTTGGTCGAGGCGGTGTTCGCCGTGGTCTGTGCTGCCGTTGCTGCGGCTGAAACCGTGTTGAGTTGCGCCACCGTGGGTGCCCCAACGTCCGCCGCCGAGATAGAGACATCTCCGGTCTGGGCGTTTGCTATTAGAACAGTAGACCCTCTGACCGAGTTGACTCGAGGGGCAGCCCACCCAACCTGGCCTGTGGTGCCGTCAACGCAGGTGAGGACCTTATTGATGCCCTTGTCCGCAGGAACAACCATCTTCGCATTGAGCGTGACCGTATCGGTGACGGCATCGCCAAGCTTGACGTCTCCGTGGAAGTTCTGTGCGACGGTGAACGTCTTGATTCCGGTGATGTCTTGGGCCGTGGTCTTGGTCACGGCGCCTATCCCGGTTCCTGATTCGTCTGCCGTGACGACGACTGCCCCGGTTTGCCCGTTGACAGACGTGACCGGAGGGGCGGTCGGGTCCGACCATTGGGTGTTTCCGTTGGCGTCAACGCAGGTCAGGACGCGGCCAACCGCCGCTCCGGAGGGGAACGTCGGAGAAGCATTGACCGTCAGGGTTGACGCCGTGGTTGCGCCGACGGTGACGTTGCTGTTGAACGTGACCGTACCGCTAAAGGTCTTGTTACCGCCAATCGTCTGATTGCTGGTCTTGTCAACGGCCCCAAGACTCTTGGTGGTCGAGGTCTCGGTTCCGTCCGCAATAATCGTTACGGCCCCAGTTGCCCCGTTGACGGATGACACGGGCGCAGTTGGGATCGTGGCCCACGACGCATCACCGTTGGCGTTCGACTGAAGATAGCGGCCGGCGACGGCCCCGGATGGGATACGGAGCGTCCCATCAACCTTGATGATGTCAGCGGCCCCGTCTCCGAGGGTGACGTTGTTGGTGAAGCTGGTCGCAGCGGTGAACGTCTTGGCTCCGCTGATGCTCTGGGTAGTTCCCTTGGTGACGCCGCCCAAGTTTCCGGTGGGGCTGGCCTCGCCGTCAAGGCTGATGCTTACGTTCCCGTTGAGGCCGTTTACGGTCGTGACCGGGGCGTTCGCCGGCATCTGCCACTCGACGTTGCCGGTAGTGTTGGTGCATGTCAGCACCTTCCCTGCTGCTGGCGTTCCGTTACCAGAAATCTTCAGGGTTCCGGTGATGTTGATCCCGTCGGTGGTATTGTCGCCGACGGTCATCCCTGCCGTCGTAACAAACCCACCATTGGCGGTCACGACGCCATTGAACGTCGCATCGCCGTCGGACTCAATGTACGAGGTCACCCCTCCAGCCGGGGCATGTCCCTGGAAGACACGGTCATTGGCGGAGGTTCGCTGCGCTTGAATCAGGCCAGAGGTGTTGAGGAGAACACCGGACGACCCGTTCACTCCGACGGCTGGGGTAGCGGTAGAGACGGTCTGGTTGGCCGTGAACTTCTTGGACCCAGAGACATCCTGCGCGGAGTTCGTCGTAACGGCATTAGTGACCTGAGCTGCCGTGTAATCACCATTTGTGGGGACGACATCTCCGGCTCGGTTGTTGAACTTAGTAACCCCGGTATTTTGGCTAATAGCGGCCGAAAGAACTCCATCCTGGTTGATCGACAGGTTGCTGCCGATCTTGATACCACCGAGAACGGTAGCCGAGGCGACAGGGAGGGTTGCGTTCTGATCGACGCTGACCACGCCATTGCTGACGGAGAGTCCGCTCCCGACCTGCATCAGTCCCTTCTGCCCGGTCGTTGCGGTCGGGATCGTCTGTGCCGTATACGCACCGAGGTCTGCGGCCGTGATGGTCACGGTCCCTGCCCCACCGTTCACGCTCGTCACGCCAGCAGGCTCCGGCGTCTGCCAGATGGCCTTGCCAGCGGCGGTCTGGGTGAGGACCTGTCCAGCGGTTCCGCCTGGGACCCGGAACTCACCGTTGACCGTGATGATGTCAAACTGGTCTACACCGAGATTGACGTTGTTTGAGAACGTCTTTGCCCCCGTGATTTCCTGAGTGGTCGCCACACTCACCGCGCCAACATCCGATGCCGTGAGGGTCACCGACGGTCCCGTCTGGTTGTTGACCGAGGTTACTCCCGTGGACGGCGGGCTTGCCCAAGAGGCGTTTCCTGAGGCGTCAGAGGTCAGGACCTTGCCGGCCAAGTTGGTGCCGACCGGGTAACTCAGGGAGTTCGTGACGGTTGCGTTGTTCGCCGACACCGTCCCCGTGAAGGTCTTGGTGTCGGCAATGTTCTGGTTTCCGCTGACGCCAACAGCCGAGACGTCGGCTGCGGAGAGCGTGACTGCACCGCTGTTCCCTGCGCCAGTCTTTCCGTTGACCGACGTGACGAAGCTTGGGAGATTGTTCCACACAGCCTCGCCATCGTTCTGGCAGAAGAGGATCTTGCCTGCCCCGTACCCGGTAATGGGGTACTTGATACGGCCGTTGACCGTCACCGTATCAAGTTCAGAGTCACCGAGCGTGACCTTGTTTGTGAACGTCGTTTCGGCGTTTACGTTTTGGGCAGGTCCATTCACCGCGACCGCGCCTACGTCCGCGGCGTCAAGCGTGACCGAACCACCAACTCCGGTATCGCCGTTGATTGAGGTAATACCAGTCTGAGGGGCGTTGGCCCAAGTGGCGTTACCAGTATTGCTCAGGCAGGTCAGGATCTTCCCGGCCGCGGCGTTCGGCGGGATGACGAGACTGCTGTTGATGGTCAGGGTGTCGGCTGAAGCATCATCGCCAAGCCCAATGGATGCCGTGAAGTTGACCGGGACGGAAACCGTTTGAGTGGCCCCGCCCTGCGTGTTCGCCGACAATGCCCCAATGGTCTCGGGGGAGATCGTGACAGTTCCAGTAGAGACGGCTGCGTTTGCAGATCCGAGGCGAACCCCGTTGACGATGGGCTGGAGGCCCATGGTCCCGGCGTTGTCGGTGGATACCAGGGCCTTGTTGGCTGATCCGGTTGAGGAGACCTTCAGCCCGTTGTTCAACACCTCGACGGTGTTCTCGAACTTCTTCGGTCCGGTGATGACCTGTGCCGATGTTGCGGGCGTGTCGGTGAGGACGACATTGGTGGGTAGGTTCTCTGCGGACACCGTGGTCGGCATCCACTCAACCGAACCATCTACGGAAGCCGCGGCAAGGACGTACTGCTTTCCAACGGAGACCTTCGAGATCGGAGTGCCGGGTCTGTGGACAAAGGCCCCACTCTCGGCCACCTCAACGACTCCGGTGAAGGTCTTCTCGCCTCCGATAGTCTGGTCGAAGTTGACGTTGACTGCCGCCCCGCCCTGATCGAGGAACAGGTCAGCGGATTCCTGGCTGACGTACAGAGAGTTCAGCTGGGCCTTGTCCAAGTCAGCGGCGCTCAGGATGGAACCATCCGTGAAGTCAACTACCCGGTTGGAAGCATCTGCCGGGGTCACGCGCTTGAGCATGACGTTCGGGACGCCCCCGGTGACCTGCGGAGGGGCATCGACGAACCTGACGTAGTCCTGCCCACCAATGGTGACGATGCTCCAGTTGGAGGAGTAGGACACCTGGTTCAGGAACACCTGGACGTGCTCTCTTGCAAGCGGGGGGCCGCCGGCAAATGAGATCGGGAAGTCCTTCTGGACCCCGTCACCTGAGTAGAAGGTCCGGGCCTTGTACGGAAGTTCGTAGAACTCTGGCATGGGTGTTTCTCAGCGGAACATGGACGCCTTGGCTTCGCGGCTCTTGGCGACCGCGATGGCGAGATCCGGGGATTCCTTCATTAGTTGCTGCATTGCTGCCCGACGGAACGACGACACGTTTCCTCGGACGAGGGACACACGGGGGGAGTCAAAATTGTCTTGACCCATCTCTGGGAGACCCTGGTAGAAGGGGCTCGAGATGAGGGACTGGAGTTGCTGCTTCAGCGTTCGCCCCCCAATCCGGACTTCACCGGAAAGCTCCTGAAGACGGTCGTAAGCAGACTGTCCGCTCTTGAGCCTGATGTTCTTCAAGTCAATCCCGCCGGGAAGTACCCGACGAGGCGAGCCGACTGAGATGAGGCTCGAGGCGAGCTCCCGCTTGACTGGGTCCTTGCTGAGTCTCCGTGCGTTCGTTGGGAGCCACATGCTGAACGGACCCTCAGCACCGGAGATCGGGTCGCCGGTGGCATTCCTGACCTTGTCCACGTTGTCGTTCAGGAACGGTGTCCGTGCGCGAATGGCATCAAGCATCGTCCTGGTTTCACGGATGTCTGAATCGAGGACGTAGTTCTCGCCTTGGGCAAGGAAGTTCGGGACCACGGCACCCGCGTACTGCCGCTTGAGCTGACCAATGGCTGCCTCATTACCCCCGAGTGCCTCAATGACCGTCGAGATACCGCGCAGGTAGCTCTTGGTCGTGACGTTGTTGGCGACCGAGGTGAGGACCGCCTTGGACAGCGTCTCCATAGCACCAAGCTCGTCTGGGGTCGGGTCGTAGGTGGCGTTAGCGACTTCAAAGGTGTCCGCCACAAGCCCGAAGAAGGTCGCCACCGGGTCGTTTCGGCCGTAGGACAGGAACGTATCTCCGATTCGGAACGAGTACGGCTGCCACCCCGCGGCAAGGAGCTGCTTGCGTAGTTCGGTGTCCTTCGGACCCTTGCCCGTAATCATCCCATTGGCGGCCAAGGCGACTGCCGTGGTGTAGAAGACCGTGCCGGTCGAGAATCTGCCGATGGCCTCGGCCATGGCTTCCTTGTCCCCGGCCCGCGCCGCCTGCACCCACGCAAGACTGCGGCCGACGGGGTTCCGGTCCGTGACATACGCGAGCAGATTGGTCGGAGTCCTAATGAACGGAACGACTAGCTGAAGTGCCGGGACTTGATTGACGGCTCCAGACACAGCGCGGCCGATGTTTCCGACGAGACGGGTACCCCACACCGATGATTCCGCCATGTCCTCGTAGTCGCGCTTCCAGGTGGTCTCCCGGACGCGGCGCTCAATCTCCCGAGATGCCTGCTGGAGAATCCTGAAGTCCTGACCGACCTGATCCTGGAAACGCCCACCGATTGGCATCATGTCCGAATCGACGTACTGGTCCCAGTTCTGGTCAACGAATCGCTGGACCTCCGAGAGGAACAGCGGCTCCGCGACGGCTCTCCCACCTGCGGCATCCAGGCTCGGGATCAAGACGTCAGCATCGGGCATCTTTCGGATTTCCGCCATGGACTTGACCTTGCCCGTGGAAGGGTCGATCATTTGGCTGAACATCCGGTTCGCCTCAGAGACCACCGAGGGGTCCGTTGCGGACGCCCCGGTCTTTGCCGCGATGGAATCGGAAAGCGTCTTGAGGAGAGCCTTCGGCAGATACTTCTCCCGCGCCATTCGCATCCCCCGCTCAAGTACGGTCTTTCGGGTGTAGAGCTGACCGTCAACAAACATGATTTGCTTGAGACGATGCACCTCTGCGCTGACCGCAGAGTCGGTGAGCCCACGCTTCATGTTCTTGGCGACAATCCGTCGGAGTACGACATCGGCTTCCGACCGTGCTGAGAGGGTCGTGAAGAACTCATCTGAGGTACCCATCAGGCGAGTCGGGGTGCCCACGACTTGTCCGACAAAATCGACAGCGGTTCCGGCAACGGTCCTGTTCACCCCTCCGGTAGCCGGATCAACCGTGTTCAGGAATCTGGCGTTACGGCTTGAGACGGCCCGCTGTGGGCTGAACTCACCAAACTGGGTGTTGCCTCGTCCAAGTGCGATTGAGTCGCCTTCTGCGATGAACGATGCCGCTGCGGCTCGGGCAGCCTCCCGGCTCTCCCCCATGTAGCGAGTAATCGTCGAGAGTTCCCGGGCCGCAATGTCTGTTTGCCCGGAACCAAGTCTCCCGACGGCGCGCTCGACGGGCTGGAGAAGCATCTGAACCCCGTTCCAGAAGTTGACGGCGGCAGTCTTGGGGCCGCTGAGGATGGAGTTCCGGTGGAGTTCCGTGATGATTCGGACCCCCTTCATCATTGAACTCTCGGTCAGGACTTTCGCCATCTCCTTGCCAGTCGTGGGGTCAAGGACGAGGTACTGAAGGGTGTCCGCCATGCTCTCAGCCATGATCTTCCGCTGCTCTGGCGAGAGCCTTGAGAGTTCGTCCATGAACCGCTTAGAGGTATCGAATGCCTGACGGACTTGAAGCGTCTTGCCCGCGTATGAGAAGAACTTCTCAACGCTTCCGGCAATGGATGTCCACGCCTTTGCCATCAGCACGGGATCGGCGGAAGACGGGTTCCGGAGGGCTTCAAGCATCTTGCTGCGAAGGTGCATCTCAACTCCCTCGAGCACGGGGGCAAGATCAAACACTTCCTTGGCCGTGATGGTCCCCTTCTCCACCATGGCCCGCATGGCCGCAATGTTGACTCCGCCGGTTTCTTGCATGGCGAGGAGGGCAGCCTTGGCCGCATCGGACGTGGCCTTGTTGCTTCCCTTCGGTGCCTTAGAAAACGACCGAGGATTTGCTTCAAATTGCCGGAGGACTCCGACAAGTTCCTCGTAGAGCTCCTCGTCCGTCCCCTGCCCGCGAAGGATGCGGTTGAAGTTGATGAGCCCAGCGTCGTCGTATCGCTTGACCGCGTCTCGGATGGCAGCTCGGTCCCCTCCACCAGCCAAAATGTCCCTCATCTCTTTGGCGACATTGGGATCGACTGCGGTTGCCCGAACCTCATCGACCTTGTAGTTGGGGCCACCGACCTGACTGGCTGAGAACGCGATCCCGCTCATGTCCGGCGTCACATACTCACCGTAAGCCCGGTACTCAGCCATGCGCTGACCGCCCAACGCCCCCCTGCCTGGCAGGATTTGCTTTCCTCGAGCCGTCTGGCGGAATGAGTGCGGCCTCTTGGTGATCTTGTCAACAGCCGCGTACTGGTAGCGACCGTTCAGCCAGTCCTTCGAGAGCTTGTCGTACTTGGCACCTCCGAAGACGGACTTGATTTCGGTCAGCGTGTTCTTCAGGAAATACCGCATGAACCCGAGGACGGTCTTGGTGTCCGCCTCAAGATTGAGCTGACGGAACGAAGCGTCCGTCAGGGTCTCGGCAACCCACTCATCCAAGTTGATGAGCCGATACCACTCACTAATGTCGATGCTGTTGTCTCTGATGACCTTGGCAAGGCTCTTGGCGACCTGCTTGTTCCCGCTCACCGCATCCCGTGGGCTAACCCCGTACTTGTCGAAGAATGCGACGTGGGCTTTCTCGTAGTCCCGCTTCATCGCGGAGAGCATCGAATCGTCCAGGTACTCGGTGAGCGAGTGCCACACCTCATGGACGAACGTGCGCTTCGTCTCCCCGGTCGCCTCGGCCTTCCGAGAGATGTTGATGACGTTCCTGATGAAATCGAACGATCCGTTCGCTCCAGGGCGGAGCTTCCTGAACCGGATGCCGATGTCCTCAAAGTTGGACACCCCCATGCGCTCAATGAGTTGAGCCATGAACCGCCCTTCCTCTGCGGTGATCCCGGCGGCCTGCCCGACCTCCCGGTTGATCCGGTTTATCATGGCGTCAGCTCCGCGCTTCACGGGATATCCGGCATCGCTCGTAGACGGTCGCTTGACATCAACGACATCGCCATCATTGAACGCCTGGAGGATGTCCTCAATGGACTGGGTACCAGCCCGACCAGCAGACATCACCTCAAGAGACGCTTCATCGTCGGCACGGGCTAGCAGTTCCTCCGCTTCCTTCAGTTCAGCCCCCGCGCCGCCGGTCTGCTCAAACTCAGCCTTGGTAAGGAGGTTGTCCTGCTCTTTGGACAAGACACTCTCTCCCCGCCGGATGTCGGACGCACCCGCGTCCATGGCAGCCTTGACTGCTTCTTCTTCAGAGCGACCGGCCGCCTTTGCTGCCCGGTAGTTCTTGGACGCCTTTACGGACCCCTTGAGCAAGGAGACGACGCCATCCAGGGCCACGCCAGTCACGCCGCCCTCTAGGGCGTTCTTGAGCCTCCCCTCGAGTTCTCCATCCTCCATGTCGGACGCCAGGTATTGCGTGACGACGTTGTTTAGGAGGGGGTTGTCCGCCTGAACAAGGAGGTCTGAGAGTCGGGCGTCGTGGGCCTCAAACGCGACGAAGTCAGCAATGGCTCCCTTCGAGAGACCGGAACGGACGACGCCTGCCGCGCCGCCCCCAGCCCCGCCAAGCCACGAAGCAGCCGTACCCACGGCCCCCGGAATCTTGGAGACAGCCCCAAGGACCCCGCCCCCGACAAGCATTCCGGTTCCGACCTGAGCAATTCCCTCTACGAAACCACCCACTATCGACTTGGACGAACCGAGGGGATTGGTATGCCAGTCCGGGAGAAGGTCGAAGGTTGCCCAATCGGCAAAGTTCCATACGCCCTTCGCTGCCCCGACGGCACCCCGCGGGACAGCCATGAGGGTGTCCGCGGTATCCCACACAGGAGACGATCCGGTTGCTTCCTGGGGAGCCCCGAGGTCAGTCGGCATCTTTGGCACGACAGCCCCGGAGACGATGGCGTCGAGTTCTTCCTGCGAGAAGTACCGCCCGGAGTTCTGGTTGTCCTGCATGTTCAGTCGATTGGGCTGACCTTGTTAGGTGATTCCGCTTCGGCAGACACCGCCGCCCGCATTCGGACGAGGGTTGCTTGACGGGCCACAAATTGCTGTCGAAGATCCGTTGGGATGGACATGGCGTCCATGACCTCGTTGACCGTATCGGCTTCTCCGAGTTGTGCGAAAGAAGAGAACAGGGGCACCGAGAATGCGTACCCGACAGCATCTCGGCGGTGCGGAAGCACCACACCAAACACGGGGAGACCGTCTCTGGTCTCGTTCCGGATCACTTCATAAGCGTCCAGCCCATTGGCAATGCTCCGCTTGACCTTGCCGTAGTGGTGGAGGATGACGTCCGGGGTAAAGGCGACGCTTGAATCCCACACCCATCCGAGCTGCTTGACCCCTACAGTCCCCTTCTCAGAAGCCACCCGCCACATGGACCCGAGGCGATCAGCAAGTTGGACGGGTTCAAAGGCCCCCCCATACCCGAATCCGACTTCGTAGCCAATTCGATTGATATCAGCGATTTCGGTCTCAATGGCCTCAAGTACGGCAGTCTTCTGCTGCTGCTCGTTCATCGTCTCCGACTCGAGGCGCTTGGCGATGGTGTCGTAGACCATCTTCTGAGACGATGCGGATTCCTCGGCAAAGGTCGCGGCAGGAGACTGCGCGGAGACCTGTAGGCCGGCATCGACTGCTGCCTTGGTAGCCGTGCTCTTTCGGTTGTACGCCTCAATCTGCTTGTCGTACCACGCATCAAGTACACCGCTAATCGCTCGGTTAGCAGTCTCAACACCGCTCTGCTGCTTGATGTCCTGGTAGGAAGAACCCGATGCGGGGTCTCGGACGTCCCCTCGGACGAACTTCTGGACTTGCTCATAGGCACCAGTACGCCACTCAACCTCAAGCGCCTGTGCTTCATCCTGTGCAGTCGGGGTAACCGTTGGCTGCCCGTTCATCCCCATGGGCAACTTCCCGCTTGCGGCCATTCCCTGAAGAACCCTATTGATGATCTCCTTGCCCTTGTTCTGCGCGTAGTAGGTGGCAGAGGATCGGACCACGCCGACGTTCTCCGAGAAGTATCGGTTGAGCTGCATCTGCTGCTCAATGGTCAACTGGTTGTCCTGCGCCCACATTCTGAGGACGCCTGAATCAATGATGGTGCCATCGTCAATGAGCCCGAACCCGCTCTCAAAGGCTGCGTCGTTTGATGCGTTGCGCTGCCGGCTGACCGCTCCGTAGAGCGGGTCCAACTCAAGCTGGAGTTCCCTGCGGAGGGCGTCTCGGATCGTCGGGGAGGTATCCGGGTTGTTCGTGATGTATTGATCGAACACGGACTCAACCGCCTGCTGTGCGCCTTCTTGGTTGCCGTCCATGATTGCCCGGGTCACCTTCTCGTTGAGCCCGAGGGCATACATTTCCCGGATCCCTCTCTGAACCTGCTGCTTCAGGATTCGTTCTCCTCGGGCACCCTCAGCGGCAATCTCGTCGAGCCGCTGATCCTTGATCCGAAGGAGCTGGACGAACAATGCCGGGTTCTCTCTGATTGATGCCTTCCCGAACCGCATCTCGCTCAAGGCTGCGACGGCTTCTTCGGCATCCTGTTCGTCCTTGATCTGTCCCAGGGCAATCTGGGCCGCACCAATGACCGTCCTTCGTGCGGTCTCAGGGTCGGACGAGGTGGTTTGAATGGCGTCGATAGACCGCTGAATGGTCTGCCCGACAAGCGATTCGGGAGTGAAGTCAGAGCCGCTTGCCGCAGCCGTGAGAAGACCATCCGCGATCCCCTGCTGTGTGCGCTCCACCGCGAGGAAGTCCTGCCGCTTGCGTAGTTCCTCTTGGAACCGCCCGCTCATCTCGGCGTTTACTTCTTGCGCTACCGAGGCGAACCCGGCTGCTCCATAGACATCGTCCGTGACCGCGTCTGAGCCTGCCATCTCTGCCGCCTGGCGGGCGATCTCCCCGAACGCCACCGGGTTGTCTGGATCCGTAGCCTTCTCACGGAGCGATGCGAGGGCGTTCCGATAGCGCAGGCCGACCGTTCGCCCGAAGTTCTGCCGTGCAGCGATTAGAAAGAATGGGTTGGCTGAGTCCGGGCCACCCTGCCTCGAAATCGACTCCTTGAACGCTTCATTGAGCGCCCGCTGTCGATCTTCTGGGGCGGCATTCGGATCGACGTCAAAGGCACGGGAGAAGTCAACCGCCGCCCCTTGGGCAGCCAGCGCCCGCTTGTCCTCCTCCACTCTCTGAGCAAGCATCCCCTGCAAGGATGGGCTGAAGGCTGCCAGAGACTCACCAATCTGCTGAAGGGTGTTTCCGCTGAATCGCTGCCCGGGGGCCGGGAGGATGTTTAGGGAGACGGGGGAAGCCGAAGGCTGAATGGCAACCTGAGTAAGGTCGTTTGGGGTGAGGGACTTTGCCATCGGTTCAGTACCAGCGGTTCATTCCGGGGGTGCGGTAGAAGGCAGGAAGCCCGGCCACGAATGCCTCGCGTCGGGCAAGGCTTGAGACCTGGGGGGCCGGGTTGCCGCCGAACGCCGGCATCCTTGAGAAGTTCCCGTACATGTTCACCGTGTTCAGCGCCGAGCCACCAACCTGAAGGAGCGGCGTGATGATGCTCGGGGCGGTCTGGTTTGGGTACGCCTGGATCATGGCGCTCTCGGCTCGCCCCCGCATACCGAGCTGCTCAATCTGGAGCTGCCTGTTCCTGAAGTCGTAGTTCAGGTCGAGGTTTGAGAGTGACTCGTTCTGCTGACGCTCAAACTCCCGCATCAGAATGTCCACGGTGTTTCCGTACACACCGCTTTCTCCGCTCTCTGCGCGGATAGACCCGAACGCCTGCTCGGCTTCCATGCGGATCTGCTGGACCTGCTGCGCCTTGGAAATCTGCTCTTCCCGCTGCCGCACGGCCATCTGCCGGTACTGGAGCTGAAGGTTCTCGTTCGCAAGGCGCTGTGCCTCGCTGTACTGGTACCGCTGCGCCGAAGCAGCCTGTGACTGCCCGACGAAGGACATAGCGGCCCCGGCGGCCGACGTTGCAAGCCCGAGGGTCGCCATGGTCCCGACTGCCGCCGCCTGTGCCGCAGAGGCACCAAGGGCCGCCCCGATGGGGGCAAGGATTGGGAGACACATGGTTGTTCAGAATGCCTTTCGGAAGTATCCGATTTCGACTTCATCCTTCATGGATGGCGATGTCATCTCAAAGCCCATCCAAAGGAGCCATGAGACATGTCGATCATTTCGACGATCCACCCAGTTCCCTATCCCGGTGATCTTGTCCGAGCACCGCAGGGGCCGACACAAGTGATCTACCCACATACTGGACTGCCTCAGAAACGTCATGGGGAACGTCACGATTTCGTCAGTCCCGAGGAGCCAGACGGTGGCGTCCGATGAGTTTCCGAAGGTGGCCCCAAACATGGCGGTCGGTGATCCCGAGGGGCCGACGACGGTGAGCGGTTGCAGCGAGTACGCGAGACCTTGCCGCAGCGAATGCAGCGGATCAACCCCCCACAGGTCGCATTCCCGCTTGTCGGCTTCCCGGAGATGGGAGGCGATGAATCCGCAGTCGGACTCGAGCGAGGGGCGCACATGGGGGGTCATACGGGCTGGTTACGGGTGGTGTAGCGACCCTCAAAGGCCGCGCTCTGGATTCGACACGGGAGAAACGACGAGCTGCTCACGGTGATCTTTGCTTCGTCAGACTTGCAATGAATCGGGAAGCGGAATGACGAGGTACCGAGGAACGCCGCACCGGCCGTCAGGTTGGATCCGACATGCCCTGCGGAGTACAGATAGGAGTACGGGTCCCGGTACTTCGGCTGCACCGTCGTAGTGAAGTACCCGGTGTCCTCGAAGGACAAGGTCAGGTAGTTGAGCTGGAGTTTGGCATCGACAATGGCCGCGCTCCCGTTCCTGACAAACGGCTGGGAGAACGTCCAGGTCATCTCATAGGGAACACCGATCCACACCTCAGATGAGTTGTATCGCCCCGTAATGACGATCTGTGATCCAGACACGGACTCAACATTCGCCTGAAGTCCGTTCACGATCACCTGAACACCCAAGCCCGTGAAGTTGATGTCAAGGCCGGAAACGTCGATGATGCTCGAGCCAGCCGGAGCTCCAGTCGTTGTGCAGGAGACCTTCAGGCGGCGGTCCAGGTGGACACCCCAATCAAGGGGGGCGTCAAGGAATCGCCCGCCAAAGTCAACCCGCTCAAGTACCGTCTGACCTCCTCGGGTCAAGACGAGATACAGGCTGTGGTCAAACCACTCCATGCCGCGGATCACGGCATCAAACCCGAAGTCCCACCTGCTCCATGCAGACTGGATCTTCTCGGTGCCGTTCACGAACCACTTGTAGTTCCAGACCCCGTCGGATGTCCTGACAAATCCCGTGGAGTCGTGCGTACTTACGGCGATCTGCGTCGGGGAGCCAGAGATGTACGAGGGGACATTCGCGGTGATGTCCATCCCGTCGTACTTCTCGTCCGTGGAGATGCGGATGTATTCACGCATTCCGACATAGGAACCGCGACGCTGCGGGAACAGGAGGGACCGCCCGGTTGCCTCAGGGCGGCAAAGATCCGAAGCATTCTCAAACTCCGTGGTCTGGACGATCTCGACCGTCTCTGGGCTCAGTACGGTGTCCCCGCCCGAACCAAGGCTGAACTGCGTGAGGGGGGAAAAGAGAATGAGCCTCTCGTCCCAGGGGACGGCGGCCTCTAGCGATGCAATCTTGCTGTGCCCTACCGAGACGTCGATGGGATCAGTCGGGAGGATCTGAGTGGTCGTCGTGCGGAAGAAGTTGAAGTAGAAGCCACTCTCGCTCAGGACCACCTTGTCATCGGCGACGAACCCGAGTCGGTTCCTAAAGAGAAAGATGTCCTTGATCTTCCTGCCCACGATGCTCGGGTCCGGTGACGACGAGGAATCGCCGGCGGTCCGGGTGGTCCACGACGGACGGAAGCAGGCAAAATGACCGTCACTCCTCCGGACCAGGACAAATGGGAGGCTTGTGGCGTCGAAGCCTGTCTTGACCAAGAACCCGACGGACTCCTGCCAGAATCCAGTACCACTCGCGCCGTCGTTGGCAACGAACTCAACGTAGTAGTCACTCGCTTCAGGCTCATCAACCGCCGCCCCGACGGCAACCTTGAACCCGTGCTTTGCCTGCAACGGGAGGTCTGCAAGTCTGCTGACCTTGCCCTTGGCGCAGGACATGAGGCTCCCGCCTCCTGAGTCGGAGACCTTCAGAGAGAAGTCTAGAGTCCCATGGCTGACAAGAAAGGTAGATCCGTAACTTGTTGCCGTCAGTCCGGTCGTACCCGTCGCTGCGTTGATCGAACTGACAAGGGCCGTGACGATCCCAGTAGTGCTCGCCGAGCTACTGGTAGTCGTATTGGTGTAGGTGTACTGATTTGACCCGACCTTGATTGTCACGCTGTAGTCGGTGCTGTAGGAAGCCTGGATGATCGTGACCAAGCCCTCTCGAACGGCCGCAGCACTCGTAGTGGTACCCATCGCCACCGTCTGCCCGCGATTGAGCAAGAAGGTGTAATCGGCAATGGTAATTGCCCGAATGTTCCCTGGGGTGTTCAGGTAGGTAGGGAACGTAAACGGGTTGGTGTTGGTCAGGGCGTCATAGACCGTCTTCTCAACGCCTGCAAGCGTGAACACCTTCAGGCCACTTGCGGTGATTCGGACCACATACCTCTCAGATGAATCACGGTTGATGAAGTGAATGAACTGGTCAGGAGCGTCCGTGGTCAGGCGCTTCACATGATTTGTCGGAGGGCGCTTCGTGAGCCCATCGGACAGCGAGGGGTAAGCGTTGACCTGTTCCTCGAGCTGCGACGGGAGCCTCATCTGCGGGGGTTGCTGAGAGACCCCTTGGATGAGGTTCGGTACCTGGACGGAGACGATGTTCATGCCCAGCGGCGGTTGTTGTAGGAGACGTCGGGGTTGTTGAAGATGTTGAAGTCAGCCTGCTCTGCCTCAAACTCTCGGAGCACCATGAAAGCCTGGGCTTCGTCACGCTCCGTGAATGCAACCACCTTTTCGCTGCCGACCATGCGGGCCCCCATGGTTCGGCCGGCGCGGATCATGGCGTATCGACGGGCGGGTTCCGGCATGTCATCCCAGTCAAGTAGGACGATGGCCTGAAGTTCCTTGACATGACCATCGAAAACGTCCGTTTCCTTGTCGCGGTCGTAAAGACGCGAGCCTTTCTTGGCGTAGTCCTTGGTTGGGTGATCCACGCGGACCCAATTCGACGGAACGGTCACGTTCCCGTTGATGTCGGGAATGAGTGTCTGCTTCTTCAGGGTGTTCCATGACCACTCCCGACTCATCAGGTCCCGACACACCTCGTCAAGGATCTGCTGGGCAACCACGACGTCTGCGTTCGTTGGACCCGTAAGAGTCGATACCGGGGTCTCGCCGATGCAGGAGAGCATCGTGTTGACCGCTTGGAGCCGGGATGTTTCGTTCATGGGATTCCTGATAGCCCCCCGGGGGAGTGATCCCCCGGGAGGCCGGGAGGGAGGAAAGGAGTGAATCCACCTACCCGGGTTTCCCCGGGCAGGCGGTAGGTGTTAGTGAATCAGGCCGCTATTACGTCGTGCCCCACTTGAGACCGATGGCGCACTCCGGACGGAGGATGCCGAAGCCAGCCATGAGCTTCGAGACGACCAGGGTGCCCTGATACTCGATCTTGCGCTCCATCTCGGTCGAGACATCGAGCTTCTTGACGCAACCGATGGCATCGGCGTGACCACAGACGCCCCAGTAGTCAATACCGGCCGTACCGTCGGGTCCGTAGCCGACGCCAGCCGTGCCAAAGACATCGTTGGCGATGTTCGCCTGAGTGGTACCGCCGGCAGCCCACAGAGCGTCGGTGTTTTCGGCACCCGTGTCGCGCGGGAACAGGTTGCTCTTGAGCACCTTGAACCCGGCGATCTCGATTCCCGAAGCCGTGCCCTTGGAGACGTCGCCGACACCCGAGCCGTAGTCGCTCGAGAAACGAACAGCGCGGTCGGTCGCAGCCGCCATAATCGAGCCGTACTGCTCAGGACGCACGATGCAGAAGCGGCCCTGCTCAGGCACGTCCTTGTTGTCGAGCTTCTCCTGCGCGGTGAAGAGCGAATCAACAATCTGTGCGCCAGTCACCGAATTGGCCGTACCAGTCGTAATGGTCTCGCCAGCCAGCGCGGTGCCGTTACCAGAAGTGTTGGAAATCGGGCTAGAGGCAAGCGAAGCCGCGATCATGGTACGCATGGCAAAGCCATCCATGGCGCGGGCAAGCGAGTAGCCGAGTTCCGTTGCGATGGGACCACGGACATCCCAATGGTTCATCAGCTCATCGACGTCATGGATCAACGTGCTGGCGGTCAGCATGTTGTCGATGTTGATGACGCGCTCGCCGAACTTGAAGTCGTTGAGGTAACCCGAGGCGGCCTCAAGAATGTTGTCGCCAGGCGTGTGCCACTTGGCGGTCGCCTT